GGGAATTTGTCAAGTGGGCATTTCCCCTTTGGTCATTTTTTCGGAGGGTGGGGAACCAATAGCTATATCCGTAGGCACCGCGCCCGCGACCCCCTCCCCCCTGTTCATCCTCACTCTAAAAATAATCATCAACAACCGCTCAATCACCTGGCAAGCAAAGGATGTCATCAGTGCATTATTGACCAGTGTTTCTTGTACCGAGTTTACACAGCTTTTCCAAAATATGTCAAGCAAATAATTTTCTCGTTAGATTTGGGAGGATGTTGTGGCGATACCTGGACAGCGTGCCAGCTATTCAAACGAGTGCTTCACACGGGTGCTGTGGCAATGCAAGCGAGTGATTTAAACGGGTGTTTAAGTATGGCGGCCGACATGTTGAGCGAGTGATTCATACGGACGTTCAGGCGGTGCTGTCTCGGTGCTGTCTCGGTGCTGATTAAGCGTGTGATTCATACAAGCGTTTGATTTGATAGGCGTGCGGATGAGTAGTATGCGGATGAGTAGTGTTTGCGTGAGTAGTGTGCGGGTGAACAGGGGGGGAGGGGGTCGCGTGCGCGGTGCCTACGGATATAGCTATTGGTCCCCCACCCTCCGAAAAAATGCCTAAATGGCTACTTGACAAATTCTCACAAAATGATAAAACACGCGCATGAGCAGTCCAGTTTCATACGACCTACAGGGTCAAGGCGGCGGAGAGGTATTATTTGGCAACGTATCTGCAACTAAGAATTGCCGATGGATTCAGTGTTTGACTGATTGCGAATTTGCTACCATTAGTTCTCCAAATTTAACAAACGCAAGTGACATAACTGGGGTTACAATTCCTGCTGGCGTAGGTATCGGTGGCTTGTTTGATGACATTGAATTGACTAGCGGATTAGCTGTTGTCTATTACGTCTAATGAGTCAGTTTGCACAGAGTGGCAGTGCGATGGACGAAGCCCAATCCTCAGATGGGGATGGTGGGTTTCTGAGCGTGAATCAGCGATTGCAGTTGAACCAGCTAGAAGTTGGTGAGGTGCGTGAGTCGTTGAACGGCAGGATGGAAGGATATTGGAAGCCTCGCAAGGGAGTTGTCGCTAGGACAGACTCTCTGACAAGCGGTGGTAGCCCACTTACGATTCCGTTCTTTCTGATTGATTCAGCTAAAAGCATCACTGCTGCGAGTGTTACTGCTGGCGTAGTTACGATTACGATTACAGGTCATGGCTTGACTGGAACAGCATTGGCTCGCGTAGCTGGGTTAGCTGGAGATGCCACATTAAATGGTGACTTTGCGCTTACCGTTGCTAGTGTTGATACGTTGACGTATTCAGTGCCTGGGTTGACTACTATTACCACAACAACTGGAACCTTATCAGGAACACCTATCAACGATGCTGCCAACGTCAACGTCAGAGCATCTTGCTTGTTCAGTGATCCAAACACAGGGAATGCAGAGAGCATTGTGCTGGCATTGGACACAAAGGCAATCTTGGTGGATCTGGATGGCTATACTACGCAGGATATTGAATATCCAGAAGGTCAGTCCTTAACGGGAGACACAGAGATGATACAAGCGTTTGATCGTGTGTATCTGTTCCGTGGTGGATTCCAAGGATTTGAGTGGTTCCCTAATGGTCGTCAGATTGAGAGTGCAAGTCAGGCAGGGACAACTACTGTGACTATGCGTGTAAATGACCACGGATTAACCGTAGGAGATAGCATCGTAGTCAGTGGACTTACTGGCGGCACTCCTGCCAATGGTTCATTTGTAGTAGCATCAGTTACAAGCAAAGATACGTTCACCTACATCTTTACGACTTCACAGACGCAAACCTTTACGGTTACGAATGGCGTGTTGAAGGCGGGGTTTACGCTTGTTCCTGGAGGAACTTACACGCAACCGCAGATATTTACTACTGTTGGAAATGATGGATTAGTATCTGGTGGCGTAGTAAGCCTCACAGTTACAGGAAATACAACGATTATAGCAGGAGATACCATTGTCATCTACGAGACTACCGTCCCTGAGTTCAGTGCTATCTCTGGTAAGTCTTTTGAGGTGCTTAGTGCTACCACTACCAATATCTCCTTTATTGCCCCTGTGGCTGATTTAGCTTCACTTGGCGGTGGATTACAAGTTGAGTTCGGTGGACGCTTCAGCGAAGGTCTAGGATTCATCCATCAACCTGCTCCGCCATGGGGTGTTTACTTCCAGCGTAGATTATGGGTGCCATTTTACTACGCTCCAAGTGGAACGTATAATTCACCCGTCTATACAGATAGAAATATCACCGACGAGATTGCTGTGTCGGACATTTTAGATAGCCATACGTTTGACCAGATTGCCAATCAGTTCCGAATTACTGGCGGCACGGCAGATTACCTTGTGGCAATGCAGGGATTTTACGACGACAAGTTAGTTGTCCTTAATCGCAATAGCTTGCACCTTATCAGCGGCACTACTGGGAGCTTAAATGACACCCGTGTGACTGCGCTGACTAACGAAGTTGGGTGCTTAGCTAAGAAAAGCGTTGTTATGAAAGGCAATGCTATGTTTTTCCTTTCGGATGAAGGTGTGTATGCTGTTGAGTTCTTAAATGACTACAACCTTCGCGGTGCAGATGAGCCTATTTCTAAAAACATCCAGCCGTATATTGACAGAATCAACAAGAATCTAGCTGCTGAGGCGGTTGGAACTCTGTTCAATAACCGATATTACCTTGCTGTAGCCTTAGATTCTATTGCTGGAGCTAATGATGCTATTGGAAACAATACAATCTTGATCTTTAACTTCCTAAACAAAGGATGGGAATCTATAGATACGTTCGGTGCTGGTGATTTTATCATCAAAAACCTAATTATTGGCAGTGCATCTGAGCGAAACAGCATTTATGCTGTTACATCGCTGGGTGGAGTGCATGAATTAGAGGCAGTAGAAACATCCAATGACAGTTTGGTGTCTGCTGGATTAGTATCTAGCTTTCCTATTGAGTCATCTTTGACGACTAGAGGCTATGCGCTGGGCAATCTTGACCGCAAACGCTTCACAGATGGGCAAATCACCATGCAATGTGTCGATGGTGGTCTAGGCGAGTATGATATTTCCTTCGCAGCAGAAGATCCAGACAACAACCAGAGCATTGGAACAACAACTATGTTTCTTGATGGCGTAGTGCTTGGCACAGGATCTACCAACGAGGACGAGACTGGCAACATCCGCTTCCGTCTTGGAGGCATCAGAGGCTATCTGGGAACGCTAACCTTGACACGGACAATCGGTTCCCCTAAAATCACGTCCATAAAAGTTACAGGCTCTGTGACAAACCGACAAATCATCTCACAAAAATAATATGGGAGTAGTAAATACAACGCACACTTTTGCAAACAACGAGGTTATTACCAGCACGTTGATGAACAATATCATCGACCAGACTGAATTTATTTCTTCTGCATTAGCCAATGGAACCCTTGCATTAAACGGTTCGGGTCAAATTAAAGTGGCAACATCTGGGATCACATCAAATGAGATGGGTGTTGATGCGGTTACTGCTAACGCTATTGCGGCTGGAGTTATTACCAATGTGAAGATTAGCGCAACTGCTGCAATCTCGCTGTCCAAGCTAGCATCGGAGGCATTGCCAGTAGGAATTACTGTGGCAACTGCCAACATCCTTGATGCTAATGTGACTACTGCCAAGATTCTGGATGCCAATGTGACAGCACCTAAGCTCAGTGGAGCGCAGACTGGCACTGCTCCAGTTTACGGCGTGAGAGCATGGGCTAATTTTGATGCAACTGCAAATGCAGACCTTGCTGGAACATTCTCTAGATCTGGAACAACTGTTACGGTTACAGTAACTGGACATGGATTGATTGCTGGAAACCTTGTTTTTATTGATTTCACTGTCGGAACTGGAACAGTTGCTCCAGATGGACTTTATCAAGTAGCTACAGTTACCGATGCAAACATCTTCACAGTAACAAGTGCAGCGTCTGCAACTGGAACTGGAACAGTAACATTATTGAGGAAGGAAATTAAATCTAGTGGCAATATCTCATGCGTTTCCGCTGCTGCCCCTAGTCCAGTTATTCCTCCATCAACAAGCGATTCACCAGCAGACGGTTACTATGTTGCCAATTTCTCTGTGGCTCTGCCAAATGCAAACTTTTCCGTGCTAGGAACTTGTAGTGAGGCTAAAGCTTTTGCAACAACTTCTGGTAATGACATTCTATCTGGCTCTCCATACAACGCACAATGCGCACGAATCTTGACCGTCAATACGTCTAGCACTGCGATTGATGCTGAGTGCAATAGCGTAGCAATCATTGGATGAATCCACACCTCACCATAGTTCTTAACCTTTATGAATCAAACAACATCGACATTCAAAGCCTTATTGGTTGGCATTTGTGTCATGGCATTGTTGTTTCTACTCCATATGCTTTCGCTATGGGATTCCACGCCAGCAGCAAGAATCTTGAAGAAGCTGTTACGTTTGAAGAATCGGATACACTTTACGTTACTATGTGTTGTGGAAACATGTTGGATGCGCTTAAACCTTTTAAAAACAAATACAAATACATCGCTTTTCGGCGCGACTTCAAACAATCAAGTCGCAATCGCTTGTTGAGCATGAAAGCCTTTTACTCTAAACTACGATAAATTATGGGATTAATACCAGGAATTGCGGGATCAACGCCAAAAGTCAAAGCTCCAAAAATGGATATTGCTAAAGACATTAGCAGTTACGTTTCAGGAATGTCAGAATCTTTGCCGCAAATTTTCTTGCAAGAGCAACAATTCCGTCCACAATTCCAAGGATTAAACCTTGGCGACATCCAATCATTTTTGACTGGCGCAGGTGGACAACAAGGAATCTTTGGTCTTAGCAATCAAGCAGCACAACAAGCTGGTATGGGGCTAGGTGAAGCTCGCCAAGCAGAACTAGGTCAGATGACTGGACAAGCAGGATTGACCCGTGGGTTAATGCAAGCGTTGTCTCCAGAACAAGCTGGCGTGGTGCAGAACTTCAATACTGAAGCACAACGGGCATTAGCAGCGTCTCAGATGATTAGCCCACAAGAACAGCGTGGATACCAGCAAACAGCCCGTGAAGCGGCTGCAGCAGCTGGGAGACTAGGTGGCAATGCAGCTATCGCTTCTGAAGTTATGGGGCGCGAAGATGTATTTGCTCGCAAACGTGCCGAGGCAGCACAAGCAGGGCAGAATGCCTATAATGTCGCACAAGGATTCTACACTCAACCAGGTCTCAGTTTACTTAGCAATGCACCATTGTCGTATCAACAAGGTCAACAATTTATCAACACGGGGCTTGGAGCGATTGGCTCAGGAACACCACAGTTGTTTGATACGTCTGTTGGACTTAACCTTGGTGCAGCTCAACGCTCCAATCAACTTGCTGCCGCATCTGCAAATGCGCAAGCTAAAGCAGCACAACAAGCTGCTATTATGGGCTTGATTGGAGATGGGGCAAAAGCAGCGGCAAGTGCAGGTATGATGTCTGATCGCAGATTAAAAACCGACATTAAAAAAGTTGGAAAGACAGATAGCGGTCTTCCAGTTTACACCTACAAATACAAAGGAGACAATGTTGTTCACATGGGCGTTATGGCTCAAGATGTTGAAAAGGTTACACCTGAGGCAGTTGAGGAAATTGGTGGATTCAAAGCAGTTAATTACGGACTAATCAAATAATATGGCAGCTTACGGAAAAGGACAAATGCTAGGTTCGGGAATCAACCCTGAGTCATTCAAACTAGATTTCGGTGGATTCGCTGATGCTGCTAGGATGCAAGCGCAGGGATTATCTAACCTTGGGCAGAGCATCGGAGGTGCTATTCAGAACTATAATGAAGTCAAGCAAGAGCGCAAGAAGATTGACGCTGACACAAAAGCTAGTAGAGCTGGAATTGAGTCTGCAATAAAACTTGGCGACTCACTTGGCTTTGACGTTAAAAGCATGCTTTCTCCTGTCCTTGAAAAAATGGATGACCCTAACACAACTCCTATGGAGGCGGCGGCATTAGGACGTGAAGCATCAAGTCAAATTGCAAACGTGTTAAATCTTGGATTTAAAGCTAAAGATCAAAAATCTCAGCAAGACAGCTTAATGCAAGATGCTGCATACAAAAAAGCACAACTTGAAATTGCGCAACAAAATGCTAATTCAAGAGCGCTGTCGGCAATTGCAGCAGGCAACGCGCCTCCTGCAAACATTGATATGCCACTTGGCGATGGTAGTACAAAACTAATGCAATGGGATGGGGCGAGACAATCTTATGTTCCAGTTCGGACATCTGGATTAGACGGCACAACCCAAACTGCAAAAGGTGACGATCTTATTAGTCTTGTTAAGGGATTTGAAGGATTTGAACCAAAGGCTTACAATGACTATAAACAAACAAGTGTTGGATATGGAACAAAAGGTAAACCAGGAGAAGTTTTAACAGAAGAGCAAGCAAGCGAAAGATTACAGTCTGAATTATCTGGACATGCTAAAAGAATTAAAGATGCAGCAGCATTAAAAGGAATTACATTAAATAAAAATCAATTTAATGCACTTACTTCATTTGATTTTAACACAGGAAGAGGTGCTAATCTTATTGAACGTTTTGGAGACGATCCACAACAATTAGCTTCTAAAATTCTTGAATATAACAAAGCAGGAGGTGAGGTCAAAGGAGGATTAGTTAAACGCAGACAAATTGAAGCAGCCTTATTCCTGTCTCCAGAACAACAAGCAGCAGAATCTCCACAAGTAACTCCTCAAAATCAAGGTGGGATTGGATTTACCCCTGCAAAAACATCTGCTGGAGAAGAAGGAACAGTTATGACTCAGCAAGAATTAGATAATCTAGTTGAACGTGGAGAATCAATTGAGTCACAACCATTAGGTGGCGGAAAGTATTTTGTTAAAACATCACGATTAAACAATAAGCTTAGCAGACCAGAATTAAGACTTAAATATTTAGAAGATGCAGCAACAGCTTATGCTGCTGGAGATAAACCAAGAGCATTGAGACTTGCTACCGCTGCTGAAGTTGGTGGATTGTTCGGCAATCTTACTATTTCAGATTTGGATGATTATTTTGGTTCAGGCGCAGCTCCTGCAGCAAGTGATCCAGTAGCTCCTGCGCCAGTAACGCCTACGCCTGTAGCTCCTGTTGCCCCAAAAATAAAGGAACCACTTGAATCAATTTTTTCGATTAAAAAATAATCATGCCTAAATTTACAAAAGAAGAATTAGAAGCAGCGCGTATTGAGGGATACACAGATCAGGAGATAATATCTCATGTTGCGCAAGGCGATGATGAAATTCTAAACGCATTAGAGGAAGGATATTCCCTTAATGAGATTGCAGATTATTTCTCAAAAAATGCACCAGTCAAGAAGGAGGAAGCACCAGTCGCTGAAGATCCAAGTTTGGGGCGTATAGCCGCTGGTCTTGCTGCTGAAATTGCAGTAGCAGAAGGAGCTAAATATGCTGGTGCTGCTGCAGGCGCTGCAATAGGTGGATTTGCATCAGCCCCAACAGCAGGACTTGCATCGCCAATTACAGTTCCAGTTGGTGCTGCTATTGGATATGTTTCTGGCGCTTTGGGTGGCGGATGGACAGGTTCACTTCTCGCTCAAGAAATAGAAGGCGCAACTGAATACGATTATGGACGCGCTACAATTGATGCGGCTTTGAACTTGATACCTGGATTTAAGATTGGAAAAGCTGGGACTAAATTAGCAAAAGTTACTGGTGCAATTGCTAAAAGACCAATAACTACTGGCATGATTGTTGGTGGTGTAGCAAGTCCTGCCTACATGGCGGTACAAGAAGCGCAGGGTAAAAAGGATTACACTATTGATGACTACCTAAAAGGAGCAGGAACAAGCATGGCATTAGGGCTAGGACTTGGTGCAGCTGAAAAAGCAATAAGCAAAGGTGTCTTGAAAATAAGAAACAAGACTCCAAGCGAAATCAACAAGCTAATTGAAGCTGGAGATCCAACCACAATTCAACTCGTTGACTACCTTACAGCTGGCTTAACCCCAGCAGATGTGAAAATGGCTCCTTCTAAATTTAAAGGAAGTGTCAGTGATTTTATCAAGAGTTCAACAAGATCAACAACTGCTGCTCTTGCTCCATCTAGGGTTATTGGCGACGAAGCAACTACCTTAGCTAAGCAAGCAAAGTCAGCAGTAGAAGCAGCTGAAGGAACTGCCTCAAACATAGGCAAACAAATTGATTCTTATCTTGAAGCTAATCCACAATATCGTGATGATTCAATAGCATTTCTTGATGGAGAAGATCGTCCCAACTTGCCACCTGAGCTTTTAGAGAAACTTGTTTTTGGAAGAAACAGAATCAGAACAGAGCAACAAAGGATGCTTGACCTTCACAATAGTGGAGCAAAACTGCTACCTGAAAACAAAGCAGAGATTATTGAGGATAGTCTCAATAAAGGCGATTACTTAACTAGAGCTTATGAATTCTTCCAGAATCCAAACTACAAGCCATCAAAAGAAAAGTATGATGCTTTGAAGGCAAGACTTACAACTGGGCTTACCGATCCTATGAAAGAGGCTCGGATGAAAAAGTTTATTAGTGATTATAAGCCAACAAGGGAAGAGATAGAAGCAATAAGACGATTTCATGGAATTCGTCCTGGAGGTGATGGCAAATCAAATGCTGCGTATCAAAAAGATCTTAAGGCTAGTTTTACTCCAAGCAAGGAGAGGATTGCTAAATTCAAAAACGTGCTTGATAATGAGAAGATGACTGATGCTCAAGCCAACGAATACTTGGCTGAACTTCAATTAAAAATGAAGGGGAATCCAACTGATTTTGATAATTTCATGCGTGGTCCTGGAACTCCAAATGTTTTCAAGCAAAGAAGTATTGTCTCTCAAGAACTTGAGGATTACCTAGGTTTGATTACTGAGCCTGGGCGACGAGTAGGAACTACCATGTCTGTGCTTAATCGGATTAACGAATACAATGAAGCTGATGCAAGAATCGCCAAGGTATTACTTGATTCTGGTGCAGCTGTAAGACCATCAGATCCAAGAGCTAACGTGCAAGGACTTCAACCCTTAAATCTTAAGCGTGGTGAATTTGAAATTGATGGAGAAAAACTACTTGTTGATCCATCTGTGCAGACAGCGTTAAATAAGATTTATGCTGGTGGAGTAGATGAAGTAACAAACTCTGTTGTTACCCGTGCAATAAAAGATGTTTACGACACTTCTGTTTCTGCATTCAAATCTGCCAAGGTATTAGGCAATCTTTCATCTTACTTGATCCAAGTTCCTAGCAACATAGCAGGAACACTTGGTGCTGGAATGAATCCAATGCTTGGTCTTGGCAATGCTGTAAGAATGTCGCTTGGAACACTTAGCGGGACGAAAGTTGGCGGATTGCCAATAATTAAAAAAATGGCTAATGAAGCTCCGCCATTAACCTTGCAAAAGTTTGAGAACTTGGTAAAGCGAAGAATGATAACTGGCAATATTGTTTATGAGGATCTTAAAGCTGGATTGCAAGGTAAGCGTTTAGGAAAAGCCTTCCAGAAATTAACTGATACTCCTGGAAAAATTTACAGCTTGCCTGACAATATATTCAGAATTGTCAATTATGAAAATAATATGGATGTCTTGAAAAAGATTATGCCAACTGCAACTGAGGAGCAGATTAAAGATATGGGGGCTAGGCTTACAACAAGAACCTACCCAAACTTTGAATCAGTAAGTCCAGAAGTTAAAGCTCTTTCAAGAGCGGGTGTAATGCCACAGTTTGTCACCTATAGCCTTGAGTTTGCAAGAACACAGTTTGAGCAAGCAAAGCTAATAAGAGAAATGATGAATGGCACTTTCGCCTCAAAATTAGGAGACGATTTTAAGGATATTCCAGTCAATCAAGCAGCACTAAAGAAGGAGGCTGCAAAAAGATTGGTGGCTATGGGTAGCGCATACGCCGCTGCTAGTTATGGTCTTAACGAGTTTAACCGAGAATCACTAACTCCTGAACAAGAACGAGCATTTAGAGATACTGTTGCGGCAGACTTTGAAAGAGATAAACCTCTTTTTATCAAGAAGAATAAAGATGGGTCATATACAGTTGTAAATACTGCATACTATTTGCCACAAACAATACTTGCAAACCCCGTCATGTCAGTAATAAGGGGCGAAAACGCAGAAGAAGGAACTGGCAATCTATTGAAGGTTTTCCAAAACGAACTTGTTGGAGGAGGCTCATTTGCCGCGCAAGCATTTTCGTCACTAGCTTCTGGTAGGGATTTTGAAAGTGGCGAGTTAATATCAAATGCGACAACTGGATTTGGTCAAGCTGTAGATCGTTCGCAAAATTTTGCAAAAGAACTTGTGCCTTCTACAATTACCGCACTTCAAAAAGAAGATAAAACACTTCAAGACAAGGTAGCAAGGCAAGCAGGTTTGCGTGTTGAAAGAAGAGATAACGCAGAAGGATTTGGGTATAGAGCGCGAGGCATCAACGAAGCAATCAACAATATTAAAACAACAATGTCTGGAAAGCAATACGCTTTGACTAACAAGAAAATCTCACCAGAAGAGTATCAGGCATCTATTGCTGATGAGCAAAACAACTATGCCGCAAACATAGACATGATGATCAATCATGTGAAGAACCTAAAAACACTTGGTGAAACTGACGAGACAATTATTCCAATGCTTAAAGACGCAAGGTTTTCTAGCATTGATATTCTCAACTTATTGGAAGGCAAGAATGTTCCATTTGATCCAACCAAAAAGAAAACTACAGTTGAGATGCTTGATGAGATAGCTGGAGCAAATGACCTTGAGACAAGACAAAACATTAGAGATCTTGTCAGGAAAGATCCAATTAACGGAAACAAGGTTCTTAGTGCTTACAAAGACAGAATGAGAAACGTTGGAATTGTCCAATCTCCTAGAGAATCATTACTTGCAGGATTGCCAACTGACGAGAAAGTGAAAAGGATTTTCCCTGAAATTCAAGCAAGCAGTAATCCCGATGCCGAAATAAGAAGGTTGATTAAGAAAAAAATCTTGACCGAGACTGATTTACAAGCCATTAGAATTAGACAGAAATTAGGCTCCAACTAGAGCTTGGTTCTCGCATCTTATGAATGAAGAACAACTCCAGAAACTGAAAGACAATTACTACGATGATCGTCCCGACAAGAGCGAGTGGTTTCTTGAGGTAAGAGAACGTGCTAAGTTGCTGCCACGG